GAAAATGCAAGAGAAATTAGAAGAAGGAGGAGAGGATGCTGGACATACCGAAAATGATTGATGAACACAAAAGAAAGAAGATAAAAATTTATCCTTGTAATTCTAATCGTGCTTCATTACTTGCAGAGGAATGCGAAAGGAAGCTTGTGTATTACAGAACTTCTTGGGATAAGCAGACGCTTTACGATGTGGATTTGCAGTATATTTTTGATGAGGGAAACTTACAGGAGCAAGCGGTTATACGGGAACTTCAAGAAGCAGGAATAAACATAGTTGAGCAACAAAGGGCATTTGTTTGGAAAGAGTATCAAATTACAGGGCATATTGATGCAAAAATCGGATTAAACGGGAAATATTACCCTTTAGAGATCAAATCAATGTCTCCCAACGTGTGGAATTCTATAAACGAACCGCAAGATTTAAAAAAGTATCCCTGGACAAGAAAGTATATCGGACAACTGGTACTGTATTTGCTAATGGGGGAAGCCGAAGAGGGGATATTGCTTCTTAAAAACAAATCATCCGGAAAACTGAAACAACTGGTAATTAAACTTAACGATTATCTTGATTTGGGAGAAGAACTTTTAAAAAAGGCAGAGAGGATAAATAAACATGTAAAAGAAGGAACCTTGCCTGAGAGAATTAACGATTTTGAGATTTGTTCTGAATGCAGTTTTAAACATATATGCCTGCCAGAAATTCTTAATGAAGGTGGCGTTGAAATTGTAGACAACAAAGAATTGGAAGAAAAGCTTGATAGATTAGAGGAGCTTAAACCTTACTATCAGGAATACAAAAAGTTAGATGAGGAAGTAAAAAAGATGGTTGAGGGGAAAGAAAATCTTGCTTGTGGTAAATACTTAATCTCTGGAAAGTGGGTTGAGAGAAAAATTCCTCCTCAGCCGGAAAGGATCATTAAATTTTGGCAGAGGAAAATCGTAAAGATAGAAGGAGTATAAAATGGGCAAAAAGATCTGCGCTTGGTGTAAGAAGGAGATAAAAAAGAAAGAGCTTAAATTTTGCGTTATTCCGTATGATGAACATCTTGAAAATATTTATCATAGAGAATGTTATTTAAAGAAAATAGAAAATGAGAAGAACAAAAGACGCTGAGCTTAAAATATCAAAAAGAGGTGTTTTACGGGAAGCTTTGCAGAAATTAGGCCGGGAAGGAGAGCCAATACGTGATGCATATGGAATTATTGGTTACTCCTTCCCGGATTTTATTTTAGTAGCAAAACCTATGCCGTATGGAGAAATCGTATCCTGTCATAAGGATATTATTTGGAAAGCAATCCGAGAGGCAAAGAAGATACTTTTTTATATCGCAATAAATGAAGCTTTCTATGAGTTTGATCCTCGCTTTATTATGTCTCACCCGGAGAGTTTTGTTAATAGAAGACGCAATATTGAGATGATCAATTTTAGTATTAGGTGGGGTAAGAGGGCGAATTTTATACCTAAGGCACAGTTAAGTTTATTTTGAAAAAAAAAAGGGGGGGGTGATGCCATATAAAAATATTCATTGGGTAAAACTGGAAAAAAGGCTTTTGGAGGATCCACGTTGGTATATGATGAGCGAAAAAAGTCAACTAAATTTCATTAAATTAATCCTTTTATGCGCAACTTTGAACAACAAAATTCCTAAAAATTTTTCTGCAATCAAAAAGGCGTTTAAAACTGAACAATCAGAGGAGGAATTGCAAAAAAGTTTTGAAGAAATCAAAGCTCACTTTCCAAAAGTTAAGGAAAATAAAGGGTTTTTCTACATTAAAGATTTTAACGAACATAGTAATTGGGTGCTCCCAGGGAACTCCCAAGGAACTCCCAAGGAACTCCCTGGGAAACGCTATATAAAGAATAAGAATAAGAATAAGAATAAGAATAAGATAAAGAATAAGATAAAGAATAAGAATAAGAATAAGAATAAAGATAAAGAAGAAGAGGAGAGATTATTAAGAGAGGAGATGAAAGATTCACCAGTCTATCAATTTATCACACAAAATATTTATTTTAAAAATATTAAATATCCTGCACGATTAACAAAACGCCTTATTGATCATTACAAGAGTGAAGAATTGATTGTAAGAGAGCTAAGAAAGATGGATGAATGGCTATTGGCAAATCCTAAAAGGGAAAAGAAAAATTATGAGAGATTTATTTTAAACTGGATGAAGAGGGAGGAGCAGAGAATTGATTGGCAAAATCAACTTAAGAAGTTTAGTGAAGGGATAGGGAAAGAATGATTAAGAGGAGATAGAGGAATGGATAAAACAGAAAGAAGCAAACTAATGGAAGAACTTCACAATCTTCATACTGATTTATTCGTCCTTAAAAGTAAAGCTCCTTTCCAGTGGTTAAAGGAGGATGTAAGGGAAATAATGATAAAAATAAGTGCGGTGATAGAGGCTTTGGGGGAGATGGAGAATAGAGAGGGGATAAAGAAAATGAAGGGGAGGAGGTGTGAAGAATGAACATAGGAGAGCTAATTTTAGATATTATGAGAAAGCAAATAGAACTTTGTAATTCAGCAGAAGTAGTAAAAGATGAGAAAGGGCGGGTAGTTTGGGAAAAGGTGGAGGAAAAGGATGAAGAGGAGGATAAAAAATGACCTGGGCAGGGGAGGAAGATAGATAAAAGGAGGAATGATGGTAGGTAAAATTTTATGTATTTTAGGAACTTGGCTTTTTTGCGATGGTATTTTCTCTTTGCATGCCTATTGGGGTAAGGAAGGAGTAAGAGAACATTATATTCGGGTTGTTAGGGTTATTGTAGGAATTATGATTGTTGCGATAGGATTGTGGGGGTAAGATGAGTAAAACAAAAAATAGGCAATTTGAAAAAGATGAATTTGAAGACATTGAAGTTAAAGACGAATATATGGATACGATTGAAAAAGGCTTTCCGATTCCTCTTTTTGCAATCTGGTTATTAGAAATTACGTTGTTTTTGTTAATCATTTATCAGCATTGGGACAAGATTAAGGTTTTAATAAAGCTCATAAATCAAGGATGAACAAAGGGAATTACTACAAGATTAAAACAAAAAAATGGTTTGAAAAGCAGGGGTATTTTTGTGATTATTTAGAGAAATTACAGAGAATTTATGATAAAAAAAGAGATAAAGTTATTTTTATTAAGAAGGATATTGCAGGAGCAGATGGATTTGCGATGAATGGAGAGGAGATAATTTTCTGGAACGCTAAATTCAATAAAGACAACATTGCTAAAGGGATAAGGGAGTTTATAAGGTATCCTTATCCTAAATTCGTTCAACGATGGATTATAGTTTGGGAAAGAGGGAAAAGAGAACCAGAGATAGTAGAGATTGATATAAAAAAATAAGCCCTGCCGATAATAGCAGGGCTTTTAAATCCTTCCTTCTATTCCCACAAATAGAATATCACAAAAGAGAAGAATTGGCAAGAAGAAGATTAAGTTCATTAGAGGCAGATTGTATTCGTAATGGGTTTCGTATCTTTAGGGTTTATCTACCAAAATATAAACCTCATGAGGCGTTTGGGAAAATAAAACCTCTTAAAAAAAGAGCTGTTTTTATTCTTCATAGATGTGGATTTTCCTCGGCTCAAATTGCACACTTTTTTAGACTATCACGAAGAACTGTATATTATTGGATTTCAGAGGGTTACGAAAAATATCCAGGGCTTAAAAAGGGGTAAATTTTGCACACTTTTTATTATATATGGAGGGATAAATTTTTGAGGGATAAGGGCTGCACCCTCGCCCTCCAAAAAAAGAAAGCAATGAGCGCTAAAATAAACGGCAAGATAGTTTGGCACACTGAGAAAAGAAAAATCTCCGAGCTTATACCCGCAGAGTATAATCCTCGCCAGGCTACAGAGAAGCAATGGAAGGATCTGGAGAAATCACTTGAAAAGTTTAATTTAGCTGATCCGATTGTTATCAATAAGAACAACAGGGTTATAGGTGGACATTTTAGATTAAAGATTTTACAGGCAAAAGGGGTTGAGGAAGTCGATGTCAGAGTTCCAAACAGGCTTTTAACTGAAGAAGAAGAAAGAGAGTTAAATTTAAGGCTTAATAAGAATTTAGGCGAATGGGATTTAGATAAACTTGCTAATTTTGATGAGGAGTTACTTAAAGATGTAGGGTTTAGTCAGGAAGAATTAGATGAGATTTTTGGATTAGAGATAGATGATAGCTTTGATGTTGAAAAAGAACTTGAAAAAGTTATTCAGGGTGAAAGAAGAGTGCAGGAGGGCGATATTTGGCAACTTGGAGGACATAAGTTGATTATTGGAGATTGCACAGATAGAAGGAATTGGGAAAGGTTGTTGGGGGATGAAAGATTTGATTTTATATTTACGGATCCGCCTTATAAGTTGGCTTATACGAAAAATAGATTTAAAGGATGGATGAAAACTAAACAAGGGTTCGGATATAGGGCTCAAAGGAAATATCTGGGCGTAGAGAAAAGAGGTGGAGTGCCAGAGTACGATGAATGGTTATCTATTGCTAAAGATTTTCAAAATCCTAAAGGCGCAAACATAATGATTTTTGAAAACTGGAGAAATACTGTAGAACTTTGGCAGGCAATGGAGAAATACTGGAAGATTAAAAATATGATTATTTGGTGGCTACCTAATCGTCATCAAGGCTTTAGTAGAGAATATTTATTTTTTAATAAATACGATATAGCTCCTTTAGCAGGAGAAGGTGTTTTAAATGAGGAATACGAGGAGGAATTGGAGAATTATCTTAAAGAAAGAGGGCAAAGGCTTCTGGATACTTATGAAGTAATTTTATATGGGATTAATGGGAAGCCATACTGGGATAGAAGAAAAGGAAGCAAGTGGGCAAAGGTGACAGATCACATAAGCTGGACGGCAGAATCAGAAGCATCAAGTGGGCAAAATGTGGTCTTTGGCACAAAACCAATCCAGATTTTAGTGCCTTATATAAAAATTTTATCTCCTCGCTATGGAATAGTAATGGAACCTTTTGGGGGTTCAGGGTCAACTTTAATTGCATGTGAGGTTATGAAAAGAAAATGTAGATGTATTGAGATAGAACCAATTTATGCAGAAGTGATTTTGGCAAGGTGGGAAAAGTTTACAGGTAAAAAGGCGGTCAAAATCAACTAAAGCAATGAATATAAAAAAGAACAGGGACCAGATAATCAGGGCGATTTTAGAAAGCTTGAAAAGAGGAGCAGGAATTAAGACAGCTTGTGATGCAGCAGGCATAGATCCGTCGACTTTTTGGAAATGGAGGAAGAAAAATAAAAAGCTCAATGAAGAAGTAGAGGCAATCATCAATAGCAGAGTCCAGATGGTAGAAGATGCTCTCTGGAGAAAAGCACTTGAAGGAGATGTGACAGCAATGATTTTTATTTTAACTAATAGAGCTCCAGAGAGATGGCAAGATAGAAGGGCTTTAGTTAAAAATATAATTAATAACAAGATAGCAACAAATGCGGGTGATAACGGAAAAGTTGACAAGGAATTCCAGGAGCAAATGCTCCGTAAGTTGGGGCGACTACTTCAGGAATAGCTTTGCTCATTTCTTTTTCGGAGTGTTTGCTCTTGGAGTGAAAAGAGTTGAAGGAGTTTTTGAATTCGGAAAGCATTTGGTAGAGTGGTGCTATAGGCTTCAAAGATACAAGATGACCTCAACAGTAGCTCCGAGAAAGCATTTAAAAACAACGACGGTGCTGGGCTATATCGCTTGGAATCTATACAATCTGGAATTTGCAGAAGGAAATTATGATGAATTTTTATTTTTATCTTATAAGCAAGATTTAGGGGCTTATCATTTAAGAAGGCTGAAAAGATATATTGAGGCTTTGCCAGAGTATTTTGGGGATTTTAAGGATTTAACACAAGCAGAGACGATTTTAAGATATACAAAGAATGGCAAAGAGTTTATCTGTGAGCCGGAGGGGGTTTTGAGTTTTAAGAGAGGGCGACATCCAAGGGTTGTGATTTGCGACGATATTCTTCGGGACCCGGAAAATAGGTTGAATGTTCAGCAGATAAGGAAGATTACCGAGATATTTCTGCAGCAGGTTATGAGCTTGCCAAAAGAGGGTGGAGAGATCCATTTAGTGGGAACTCCGCAGGATGAGAATGATTTATTCAAAGTGCTGGAAGGGATGGGGACTTTTAATTGCAAACGTTATCAGGCAATTAAGAATTATGCTACTAAAGAAGTTTTATGGCCGGAGGTTTTCCCTTTTGAGAGGCTTATGCGGATAAAGAAGAAGGAGATTGGAGCTAAAGCATTTGAATGTGAATATCAGTGCCGACCTGTAAGGCTTGAAGAAGGGTATTTTAAGCAACAGGAAATAGATGCGGTTATTTGTCCACGGCTTAAAAATTATGATTTGAGTCATCCTCCGAGGCTTAACGAATACTGCTATGCAGGTTTTGACATAGGCAAAAAAGCACATCCAAGCCATCTGGCGATTTTTGGGGTGGACAGGAAGGGCAGATTAATTCAGGTTCATTCAAAGTGGATGGACGGCTGGAGCTACACTGAACAGTTAGAGTATCTTAAAGTCGCAATAGAGAAATTTAAAATCGCAAAGCTTTTTTATGACTCAACACGGGCAGAGTTTGAAGGTTTTGCAGAGGCTGGAGAATTGCCTGCAGAGATGGAAGGAATTAATTTTACAGGCAAAGTTAAATTTGAAATAGCTTCAGAATTTGATAAAGCAGTAGGGCAAGGAAAGATTTTGCTTTTACCAGATGAGAGACAAAAAAGACAAATTTTAAATGTGGATAATGATTTAAAAAGTGTAGAAACTCCAGAAGGTCACGGGGACAGCTTTTGGTCAATAGGCTTGGCTATTAAAGCATTTGAAGAAGGACAGGCAAGACTAATATGGGAATTATAGAGAGAGTTTTGGCAAAATTTGGCTTCGTTAGGAAAAGCTGGGCAAAACTCTGGGCTATGGCTCAAGAGTGGAGGCTTTTTGGGAAATCGGTGGTTAAACCTTACGAACAAGTTTCAAATGTTTATAAAGCTGTCAAAGCAATAGCGGATAATGTTCCTCAGGCAGAGCTAATTTTTAAAGATTATGAGACTGAAAAAGAAATTTATCCGGAGGAGCTTATCGCATTATTTGAAAGACCAAATCCTTTAATGAGTTATGCGGATTTTCTTCAGGCATTGTCGGTTTTTTATGCTTTATACGGAGAGGCATTTATTATCAAAGTTCAAAGCGTGGGTCAGGTTATAGGGACAAGGAAGCTTCCGGCAGAACTGTGGACATTTAATCCGACTAAATTTATGGAAGTCAAGAATACTCAAGGGGAGCTTATTGGGTGGAGATATAAAATGCAGGTTTTCTCAAAAGATGAAGTTATTCATGTAAAGGATCCGAATCCTTACAACGAATTCCGAGGACTTGCACCCACAAAACCTCTAAAGGAGATTCTGGATATAGACTGGCTGTCGCTTGTCTACAACAAGGCATTCTTTGACAACGACGCTACGCCAGGATTTGTGCTTTCAACGGACAAGACGCTTACTCAGCAACAATTTGAAAGATTGCAGAAATGGTGGGAGAAAAGACATCAGGGGGCGTCAAAAGCTTTCAAAGTTGCGATTCTGGAAGCAGGATTAAAAAAAAATTTCTTTGTCGCATAAAGACATGGAGTTCATTGAACAGAAAAGATTTACACGAGAAGAAATCTTGGGAACTTGGAGAGCTCCAAAGGCATTATTTAATATCACGGAGGATCTGAATTATGCAACCTTTATGGGGCAGATGAAGATATTCTGGCTTTATACTATCTGTCCGATTTTAAGGAAGTTTGAAGATGCTTTTAATGCATTTCTGATCAGACCTTACAATCCGAAGATTTACTGTCAGTTTGACTATTCTAACGTTCCGGCTTTCCAAGAAGATTTTAAAGAGAAAGTTGGAATTGCAGAGAAGCTTTTCAAAATGGGATTTACTGCGAACGAGATAAACGAAAAGCTTGAGCTTGGCTTTGAGCCTAAACCTTGGAGAGATAGCTGGTGGATACCGTTTAATTTACTTCCGGCAGGGACATCGGCATCATCACAAAGTAGCAATGGAAACGGCAAAAGTAAGCAGAAACAGCAGGGTTTTGATTATTGGGGAAAAATATTTTTGAAAGCACATACACCGGTTGAGGAAAAGATGATGAAGGTGATTAAAAGATATTCTTTTGAGCAGAGAAAGAGAGCTTTGGCAAATCTTGGAGGTAAGGCGGTAAAAACAATTGATGCCCGTAATCTTTTGGATTGGGATGATGAGAATGAGG